ACTCTTTACGGGCTTCCCCTCTGTTGGGAGATTGTTGAACTCTTTGCCATCCAGCTAAAATGCCACCCTCTTTACCACCATCTTTATAAGTAGTGACCCACGAATCAAGCCTGGCAAGCTTTGCTTCACGCTGAATACTTTTCAGATTCTCTGCAGCTCGGCCACGCGCATTAGCCGTTTCTAATTCAAGAATTTTTGGCAGTGCATAACGAGCAACCATGGGATCTTCTGCCCCACCAAGCTGTTCTAAGTAGTCAGCCTTATTTTGTAGATCCTGAGCATCAACTAATTCTTTATAGTCAAGACCCATACTACGAGCTTGACCTAATGTAAATCCAGTATCTGATCCATCAGGGGCTAGTAAAGGTGCTGCTTCGTTTTCAAGTGAGTAAGTTGCATAGTCAATACCAGAATTGACCAACATAGTCTTTTTAAGACCATAGAAGGTAGAAGAGTTGGCATTTCTAACTTGCTGGATAACATCATTTGAAGCGCCACCGACAATGAGTTTTTCAATAATAGTGTTGAACCGCTCGTCGTTTTCTAGGTGAGCCTTTTCAAGAGAACGGACATACTCCATGTCTGCATAACTCAAACCAGAAGCGGCAAGAGTGTTAGCTAGGTTGGCACCTTTTTGTTGACCTTTTTCGTCAAGATCAGTGAGAATTTGCTTTGATACCGAAGCTGCTGTATTAGAAAAATCAGCTAAAGCAGCAAAGGTTTGTTGCGTGGCCTTTTGTTGCTGTTGGTTATTAGCTCTAGCAACATCAGCATTAGCAATCATTTGATTGCGTATTTGATTCCGGTTTTCACTTTCTAAATCAAATACTAATTTGCGGTTATCCGCTTCAACTCTATACTTATCGTTTAAAGCATTTAGTACAGCTTCTGCATTTTCCTGCTCGATTTTGAAAGTTTGTTCCATACGACTTATCGTACGTTCACCCTTCTCTCGAATCCTTCTAGTCGTATCAGGTAGCTGTATATTTTTAAATCCAGATGATTGGGCGTACCCTTTGAATTTAGACATTTAATCAGTTTGTTGTTTTATCGATCAAACCAACCTGCCATTTGACCCACTTCTCCAATTGTTCCTACGGCGTTACCAACACCAGCAGCAGCGTTTGCGAATGTAGTCCAAGCTGATTGAGTTTGTGGTGCATATTTTCTAGGCTCTGGCGGCTTAACAGGTTTGAGAGGATCGAGGAATATAGATTTAGGAAGCTCAATAGGTTTAGGAATTTCTGGACCCAGCGAAGGTTCTAGCATTCTCTTGTAATGAGCCTGCATATCAGCAACCTGTTTATCACGATCAATCTTCATCATGTTGCTACTGAAAGCTGAACCTGCACTCTCCATTGAAGCTTTAAGCTCTCTCAACCTTTGATTATATTCTTGCCTTTTAAAGTCAATATCCATATCCTGTTTTGCAATCTGTAGATCAGCATTATTAATCGTATTGACCATTGCTTGATCAATAGATGTTGCTTGAATTTTAAACTGCTGTTCAGCCGATGCCATGTTTTGTACAATCTGCGCCTGCTGTCTACCCGCCAAAGCCAACACACTTTGTATGGCTTTGCCAGTAGAACGTCCAGATCCTCTACTTCTAGCAGCACCACTTGACATCAAAGCAGCAACAGTATTTTCTTGAGATTTAAAAGCACTGTCAATAGACTTTGTTTGATATTCAAGCTCGTTTTGTCTACGTTTTGTTGACGCCGTAGATATTGCATTATTGCGTTGAAGTTGAATTTCAGCTTTTGCAAATGCAGAAGTGTTGAGAGCTTTTGATAGTTCTCTACCTAGATCTTCTCTTTGAAACGCAGTAGCAATTTGAGCTTCATTAAAAGAACGTGTGGCCTCTTCCTGAGCAATAATAGAAGATACAGTGTTAATAGCACGTTGATCTTCAAACTGTTCCTCAGATCGATTAAACTGCTTTACTTTATTGACGAAGTCATATTCACGTATTTGATTTTGGTGTTCCCAAGCTTTCTTCGCAAGTTCAGTTTTATACGTGCGGATATTTTCTGATGTTTGCCTTTCTAAATCAACGGCAGCTTTAGCGTATTCATATTTTCGGAGTGAAGATTCCCAATCAAATTCATACAATTCTTCAGCTTGTTCAAACTGCTCTTCCGCTGTTTGATTAGCTCTGCTGTTAGATTGTGATGCACCAACAGCTCCAAATACTGCACTTCCTATTGAGGCTGCAGCAGAAACACCTGCAATCCAGGCTGGTAACGGCATAATTAAATTCTCTTATAAAATCGTGGTGAGTAATTCCCTTCCCACATCATCGATATCAACGATACTGGAAATGGTGTATCACTGTAAAGCCGAACAGAAACATTTTCTGATCGTTGATGTAGAGGTACAGTAAATACGTTTTGTTCCTCTAGAGGTACATCATCAGCTAAGTAATAGTTTGCATCTAGAGCTGGAGTGATATCGCTCCATTCAGTTCTACCCTTGGCCTTAACCTTAAAACCTAAACCACTAGACAATCCAACAGAAAATTTCATTCTAGAGATAGTAACATTGGCAGTAAAATCTGTTTCTTTAGCTTCAGGGTCTAGGGCAAAATAAATAGTAGGAAGCTGGATATCGTAGTCAAATTTATAACCGACGATTACGTCAGAGGCTTGTGTTGTCAGATCTTTATTAGGAACGACAAAATAATCACCTGTCCCATCAGTACCACGTGTAGGTGAAATAGTAAAGCCAGATTCCGTAACGCCATTAAAGTTATTTGTACCAGAACCTTTAATGATTAGTACGGGACTAAGGCTGCTAACATCATCAAAAGGTAAATAACACTTTGATTCTTTAGTCGTTGAGTTATAAGTAACAGAAGAGGCGACAGCATACATATCGATATAAGGATTAATTTGCTGCCCATTACTGTTGACAAGAATTTCGTCTTCTGGAGTTTGGGTGAGGCTTGCAGTTAACAGTATGTATTTACCAGTTTGCTTGACAACACAGTACATACGGTCGTTGTCAACAACAGCATTGTGAACATTACCGGGTAAATACCAGCGATACCATGCCTGAAGTAATGTCTGCTGACCATCGTTGTAGGTACGGTAATACCAGATATATGGTGAACTAGGACCGTAGAGAGCGATAAAACTGTTGGCAGGACTAGCAATTAGGTTCTCAACCGTGTCAGGAACCCATTCAGCAACGATACGACTAATGTCAACAACGATAGGATTCTCTTGAGAACCACGTGTCTGCATTCCAAAGATACGTGAATAGCCAGGAGTCTTACTGACAAAAGCTAGGTTGTTACCTACATCAACTGGATCAATATCAGGATCCATCTCATAATTCGAGATACCTCTAATGACCGCAGTAGTGGGTGTCAGCACCTGATCATCACTAAACATGATGAACTGCTGCGCCTTACTAAACAGAATCAAACCCTGTGCTGTAGGTGTAACCGCATGGAGAACAGCAGGTTTGATACTGGAGCAGTTGATGTCTACAGGATCAGCGTCAGTCTGAGCCAATGCAGACGTATGGTAAAAGTTAAAGAACTCTCCGCTTTGACTCATAGACACATTGTCAGAGGTCAAGAAACCAAGTCTGTTGTTGTGAAAAAACGCCTGTTGAATCGTATTACCGACAAATGATGGGTGGCTATTAGTAGTGTCGTCACCAACCAACCTGTCAGTGTAAGTAACAGGTTGAAAGACAAATGTATTAAGGGCTGTGTTGACTAGCTCATGCGGCATAGTCGTTGTGTCCAAACCGTTGGACATACCAAACCCTAAAGTTTCTTCCCAAAAACCAGGACCAGAAGTTCCAAAGTTAGGAATAAACTTTGCATAGTAAGTATCACTTGCTGACTCTGTGTTGATAATTTTGACAATTCTGTTTTGTACAGACTGTTCTGGAAGCTTGCCGACATTTTCAACTTGACTTGAAAATGCTTGTAGAAGTGTCGAATCCTTACCTCCTGTAGCAGTAACAACAATGGCTGATGTACTGGACAGTTCGATGCTTGTAGCGAGTCTTGTAACAGTAAGACCTGAAATGCTTAGAGCATTAATACCATTTTCTAAATCAGTCAGGATATCTTCAGCAGATAATGCTTTGTTGTTTCCTGAAGTACCAAAGTTGTCAGCATTACGTGTAGTCTTTGTATATGACTGACTACCAATAGTAACCTTATACTCAGCACTGTATTCAACACCAGTCAATCTAAGTGTGTGTTGCAGTCCAGCGGTATAAGAAGGGTCAGCATTTTTGGCTACAGTAATTGTAGAATTAGTAATGATTGACGTATCTTGTACAGTAAGAACACTGTAATTTTTTTTGGTAGTATTTAAATAGGCTGTAGGGTTATAGCCACTGACACCATTGTTAGAAGTGGTTACTGTGGCTTTGACAAAGTTACCGCTGTTGTCAGGGATAGCATTCCAGATGTGGATATCAGTACCAGCGATACAACCGACATAGCGTTCATCTGTGTCACGGTTAATATAAAACCACTTGGCATTGTCCAGAGCTGTAGACGAGAAGGCTGAACCTCCAGTATCTTTCAGTACATCTAGGAATTTAAAACCTGGCCTTTTAACAAGACCGTGTGTTGGATCAGGATATGCATTTAAACATTCACGTACCTGACCAGGAAGTTTCTTTGAATCTGGTTGGCGACTAACACCACCCAAAAAATTGTTTATTCGTTGTGTTACTGCTGCCATTAACGATACAAAGCATGGAACGGTTTGTAAGGGAGATAAGCATTGTTACCTCTAGGGTGCCCAAAGAATGTGTAATCACCTTGATTGCATTCGTACTCAAGAGCCATTGCACGGTTGTACGCTTCTTTCTGTCCGAGCATTTGGAACTGTGTAGTGTCACCTACAATCCTAGATGACACAATAGTTGCAGCTCTAGCAACAATATAATCTTGAATTGGTTTTGGTAGGTCAACCCAATCAAACAACCAAACCACATCACACTTAAGTTTTTCAGTAAAGGTATAGGAGTGCTTGACTTTGTCGTACAGCTTGCCACTCCGTCTAACGACATCCATTGAGGTGTACTCAGGAGCTGGGTCAATCTGAATCACATTGTTTGGAATCAGAATCTCATTATTAGTATCAGGAGTAAACTCAAAATCGTACTCAATGTTGTATGTCCATCCTTCAGCCTGGACTTCTTGAGACACCTGAGTAAGGGTGCTGTAAGCAATCGCAACGTCCGGGTTGGTTTGATCTAGAGAAGTCACAGGCGCTTGACCACATGACTGCAGGATTTGATTTACTGCAGGAAGTTCCTGTGCAGAATTAGTGGTAGGAAAAGCCATATAATTAAAAAAAAGGGACCCCGAAGGATCCCTGTAGAGAACGAAATATCAGAATGCAGAAGGAGCAGAAGCGCCTACATACAGTTCGACAGCAGCAGCAGGGTTCAGATAATCTGCGCCCATTGCAAGCCGTCCCAGGATCACGTCGCCCTGGTAGATGACGGATACGTCATTTGAAGTCACTTGGACCTGAGGACCGATGGCCTCAACACAACCGGCTGCTTCCTTCTGGAAGATCAGACCAGCAGACACAGCGCCGAACTCAGAGCCGGTGCCATAGTCGTTGTTGATGCCTGTCTGTGCGCCGGAAGCATCTTCCAGTGCAGGGTTCACAAAGTCACCAGTGTTGCCAGGATCAGTCTGTCCAGTAGTTCCGCCGTACTTGGTGCCATAGCGGCCCAGGAAGGGGATGTTCATGGACTTGAAGATCTTGATACCAGCGATCTCAATGATGCCGTTGCCACCTTGCAGGGTGGTGCCTTGAGAGTCGCGGTTGACCAGGCCGTTGGAACCAACAGCTTGGATCAGTTCGTAGTACTGACGGGGGTTAAGAACACCCACACGTCCGTCTTGACTGATTCCTTTTTCGTCCATTGCAGCGGCAGCGTCGTAGAACGCAGCAACCAATGCAGAGGAAGAGAAAGCGTCAGACTCATTAGTGGTAGAGCCCACACGAATCTGTGTACCACCGGGTTCAACAAAGTTGGACTTGGTGATAGGTGATGCCTGACGTGCTCCACGTGCAATAGCACGGAAGATCAGACGGTCATATTTTTCTGCGAGTGCGTATCCGATTTTACGAGACACCTCAGACCTCAGGTCGTAGTGTGCCAAAGTTTCATCGAGATCGTATAAAAACGCACTAGAGATGAGCAGATCATCAATGGTGATGGTCTTCTCAGCCACCGGGGGCGCACCATCGGTGTTACCGAGGATTGCGTTGCCAGGTGTGTGGTACTCAGCCGTTGTACGACCGGTGTAGATGAACTGCAAAGATTTGCCGTTCTTAAGCGTACGCTTCATGACAAGGTCACGAGCGATTGCATTTTGCTGGAATCCTTTGAACATCTCACCACTGAACAACTTCAGATAGAGAGCGCGTGAATCACCAGCACTATTCGATTGACCTGGCCGTGTAAGATTAGTGACCAGTGTAGAATTTTGTTGTGCCATTTAAAGGAGTAAGTGTATGTATAACCGACTCCAAGATCTTGGAAAATTTTTTGTGGTCTATCCCACCGTCTAGACGGCAAAGGGTATCCGCGTACGGGCCAATGCCAATTGATGGGCAGGGGATTGCACCCTGCCTCCCGCTTTAACGGATCATCGTTTGTATGCGACACCGCGATACTTGAGCTTCAGTTCCTTAACAGCTTGCTGCTGCTCACGGACACGTTGCTTGAGTTCAAGTTTCGTCATTGTGTTTACCTCCGAAGAGATCCCAAGACCCCGTTCCATGCCTTGGGTAGCATGCGTCTCCTACATAGTGTCAAACAAAACTTCGAGCTTCAATTTGTCTAGTTGAGCCTTTAGAACCAAAAGAGCCTCTTGCTCAACTGGGTCACCACCAGGCCATTTATCTAAATAAAATGAGACAGCCCTGTGCATAAGTTCAACATAGGCATCGTTGACTCTAATGTTGTATTCCATAAGTAAGAAGATGAACGGACGCTATTGAAATCTTTTATGCCTAGGTGAACTAGGTCTAAGATCCCAAAAGATATAAGCTGCGGCAGATAGCACTGCCAAGGTTAAAAATAGAGCAATCATCCAACGACCGGAGCTTTTAGTGCGATAGGTACGATGTTGTTTGCTGCCAGATCAAGTGGGAAGTTATGAGCATTCCTTTCGTGCATGACTTCAAAGCCAAGGTTCGCACGGTTCAATACATCAGCCCAGGTGTTAACCACTTGTCCTTGTTGTGTCAGGACTGATTGGTTAAAGTTAAGGCCGTTAAGATTGAAAGCCATAGTACTGACACCCAAAGCTGTAAACCAAATGCCGACGACAGGCCAAGCGGCAAGGAAGAAGTGGAGTGAGCGGCTATTGTTAAATGAAGCATATTGGAAAATCAAACGTCCAAAATAACCATGCGCAGCCACGATGTTATACGTCTCCTCTTCTTGTCCAAACTTATAACCA